ACCCAGAGATCTTACACTCCTGCAGCTAATTCTTGGTTAGTCTAAATAATCATATGACAACAAATTACACACAAAGTCCTTTTAATAAGGAACGTCAAGATAAATTTTTATTGGTTATTCCAGTTCCGGAAGTTTTAAAGGATGATGTATCCAAAACGGTTAGAAGTAATGAGTTTGTTAATCCAGATTCAGTCCAATTTTCGATTTATGGTAGTATTATACCACCTATTGATATACCGGAAATAGAAGTTAGATATGCTGGTCAAAACCTTCATGTCACTAGCCATAACAGGCTTACATACCCTCCAATTGATGTAAATTTTACAATTGATAATAGATTTAACAATTACTGGTTTATTTACAAGTGGTTAGATAAATTGCAAGATGATTATAAGGCATATTTTGATGCGGACAACAATCTCGACATTGGAGAGGTTGTAGAACGTAAGTATATGGCAGATTTCACCATATATGGATTAGACTAATACAACAAAAAAATTGTACAATTTAATTTCACCAAAGGATTTCCGACAAATTTAGGGGGTATTGAGTATAATTATCGGAATCCGAATGAGATAGAAACTACCTTCCGGTTAGCTTACAGTCAATTTAAGGTTGGGCTAGTGCAAGTATAGGTATTATTTAATATAAACATATGATTTAGGATTTTTATTTGTAAAAATCCATAAATATACATATGGCAAGAAGAACAATACAAAGTCCGGGTGTTGAAATCAATGAAATTGATTTGTCATTGCGCGCGGCAGATAAAATTGGCACAAATATATTTATTACAGGATTTGCTCCTCAAGATCCAAGCGATGAAATTGTTCAAGTTTCAAGTTTGTCTGAGTTTACACAGATTTATGGTACACCAACAAACGCAGCTGAACGATATTTTTACCATACCGTTGCTCAGTGCTTTAATAGTCGACCAAATATTTTGGTAAATCGTTTACCATATGGTGCAAGTTTAGGTGACGGATTTACAAACAAATATTTCGCAACAGTTTACCCTGTTATACCTGTTAATAAAACAGCATACGACACATATGCTGGTACAAGTTATCAATATTTATCTGCAAATTTTGACGTTCAATGGGATGGATATACGAGTGGAACAACCTTTACATCACAGTTTTCACCAGCATCTGCAAATAATACCATGATTTATTTCATTGGTAAACCAACATTTGTTGCATTAACCCAAGAACAATATGTAGCAATTTTAGATGATTCGGCATTTAATTGGAGTAACACACCAGCTAGAGCAACTGAATTTACCATCGATAATAACAACACAACTTTAACAGGTCAATTTTCAGCTAGTAACTTTGCTGGAGCCGGTCTTATTGTTCTAAATACTGCGAAAACAGCTATTAATCAAAAGCTTGAAGGATATTATATGGCAATTGCTGATAATACTAACCTTTACGCTTCAACAAATTATGACGATATTACACGATTTACCGTTTCAAAGAACGAAACCGATGATGTTGTTCAATATAGCTCTTTAGCAACTATTCCATAGTCTAGATTAAACTTTACATTATCAGCTGATTATAACGCTGAAGCAATTGCTAGCAATATATCTCAAACCCAGGAAAGCATTACTACATTTGAAATCAATAAAACATCGTTCGACGATACTATTGTATTTGGTTTGTATAAGTTGAGAACCTCGGTCTTTTCTCCAGAAGTAACCAAATTGGATTATGTTTTAGAAGAAGGATATACAGGTAGTATTGATTATTATCGGCAGATTAATAATTCATCTGGTGGTGCACCAGTGAGTTTTTATGTGCCTCAAATAGTAAACAATAATAGCGTTAACTTTGCAGTTAAAATTAACCCATACATCTCTGGTAGATTTGCTGGGGCGTCTCTAAATGATGATGGTACACCACAACGGCGTGTTAGAGTTATAACTGACGAATTAATCAATAATGTGTATACCGGTGAAAACCCAGCGTCGCAATATTTACAAATTGTTGGTTTATCGTCTAGCAATGTTCAAGATATCAGTGATGGTAATAGTTATTTTCAAGTATTATCAGCTGAAAATCCGGTTGATATGGTACCATATGAATATGGAACATTATATGCTCCTGGTTTTGGTCAATCTACAGCATTACCAGCTGCTAAATATAGTACATCAAAAGCATCCAATAATGTTATCGGAGATATTCCAGGTAAATTAGATCGTGTATTTGATAGATTAGCAAATGTTGATTTATTTGATATCGATATTATGCCAGAAGCTGGGTTAGGTACTATCCATGCAACAGTTCAACATACAACAAATGCAACGAATCTTGCTAATGGTTATTTTGATGATCGGGATTCAGTAACTGGATTAAATGGATTATCTGCAACCGGGATATCATTGAGTACTGCTGCTACTAATTTAAGATCTTCTTGGGCTACAGTGCAATCTAAATTTATTAATTTTACACAAAATATTCGAAAGGATTTTATATATATTTCGGATCCATTACGACAAATCTTTATTACCGGTGATAACCAAAAGGGTATCAATGTTCCAGGACAAACATTTCCATTAAACATCTTAACACCGTTAAAACAATTGTATAGTATTATTAATACCAACTATGCATCTGCTTATGCATCGTATGTTCAAGTATATGATTCGAATGTAGGCGGTCAGGTTTGGATACCATTCTCTGGTATAGCTGCAGCAAATTATGCTAGAACAGATGCAAATTTTGCACCATGGTATGCACCAGCTGGTTTCACACGTGGATTAATTAATGTTAATGATATTGCATTATATCCAACACAAAAACAACGCGATCAGATTTATGATCAAGTTAATATTAACCCAGTTGCATTCTTCCCTAGCGAAGGATTTGTAATATTCGGTCAGAAAACATTACAATCACAACCTAGTGCATTCGATAGAGTTAATGTTCGTAGATTGTTCTTATATCTTGAAAAACGAACAAGAGAAACAGTTAAATATTTTGTGTTTGAACCAAACACATTGTTTACTAGAACAAATGTTATTAACATTCTTACTCCAATCTTTGAAGATGCAAAGAATAATGAAGGGTTATATGATTACCTCATTGTATGCGATGAGAGAAATAATACACCCGATGTGATCGATGCTAAAGAGTTAGTGATAGATATATATCTTAAACCCACGAGAGCGGCAGAGTTCATTTTGGTAAATTTTTACGCTACAAGAACCGGTCAAGATTTCTCAGAAATCGTTGGTTAATAACAAATCCAATTAAATTCACAGGGCCAGTTCATCTAGCCCTTTTTTATTGTTCACTTAAAACTACCTGGAGCGCATAAATAATAATATGCCAGACGTACGTCAAACAATAGCTGATTTTTATAGAGTAGCAGTTGAACGAGATTTTGCAAGAGATTTTCAATTTAGAGTACTGAGTATTGATTCAGGTGGATCAAGCTCCGTTACGTTTGATGAAGACGATCTCGTATATTGCACAACTGCGAATTTACCTGCAAGACAAGTAACCAATGTTGCTGTGCCATACATGGGATTAAACTTTAATATCCCTGGGAATGCAACATATCCTGGAAGTGATAACTATTCACTACAATTTTACTGTGATCAAAACTCTCAAATTCGACAGAAATTTGAAGATATGTAACGAGACATTTTTGATGATGCAACATCAACTGGAAATTACTTTGCTACAAGACAATCTGCAGTTATTGATTTAGTTCAATTAGATACCCAATTAAATGAAGTTGCTCAATATCAGTTAATCGGAGCATCAGTTCGAAATGTTGGTGAATTAAATTATAATATCTCTGCTGGGTCTGGAACAATTGTTAATTTTACTGTTTCATTAGCTTACCATTACTTTAGACGACGCGAATAATGTGAACTCCGAACAAAAATACGACTTAACCTTCGAAGAATCCCGGACGAAATCTGGGATTCAGTTTGTTATGTATGTTGTTCGAAATAATAGACGATATCGCGCTGGTAAAATATCTGTTTATATGGATGATGAAGATAGATATTTAGTAGAATCATCCTATCTAAATGAAAAATATAGAGGTAAAGGTCTTGGTAAAAAATTGTATACCTATGCATTAGAATCGTTAGGAATATTAAAAACTAATTATTTTGAAGCAAGTGTGTTGGCTCAACATGTTTGGAGATCACTTACAAAACAATATAAATCCAGAAAACATTTTTTTAATGGAACACTTACCCTATACAATACCCTTAAATAATTATTGTGAATAACCCATTTACTAATGCAATCCGTGGTTTAGGTGAGAATGCTAGTGGTCTATTAACTGGAACTAATCCACTATCTCAACCACAAATAACTTCTGTTTTTGGATTTACTGTACCTGGTACCCCGTTAATTAGTACACGAGATTTCTTCTTATCTCAAATGGAATCGTGGTTTACTACTATACCACTCCGTACTCAATGGATGTTACTTATTCAAGGATATCCACAGTTATTACAAACAGAAGTAGTTCAATCATTAGAAGATAGGGCTGGTAACTATAATAATTTTGATATTAACCAAGCTGTTAGTATTCTAAAATCATATCCGTTGAATAAAGTAATCGGTTGTGTGTTTGCTCAAGGAATTGATATCCCTAGCATGCAAAAATTATCAACTAGTAAAACTAAAGTGTTTAATGATAAACAACGTGGTTTTATCCCAGGTCAAATTAGTGAGGGCAAAAATTCATTTGATAATTTAACAATTCAGTTTAGAGAAACAAATACATCCTTTGTTGATTTTGTTGTTAGACCGTGGTCTATGTTGTCTAGTCATTTTGGTTTTGTTGCTAGACAACAAGGGGATTTAAGAGATGTATCCACAACAATTTCAATCTTACAATTTACTAGATCATATCAGAAATTATCTCAAATACCACGCAAAATTTGGACATTTTATAATTGTTTCCCCGTATCCGTTGGTAATCAAAATTTAACATACGATCAAGAAGCAATGGATATTAATACAAGCGAATGGACTTATTCGAATTATACCGTTCAAAATAATTTGTATCTACCATTACCGGATATTATTAATAAAATTGCATCTGGTAATATCAATCGAATATCTCCATTTCAACGTTGATATTGTTAGGAGATCATTTAAATTTTATTATGGATTTTGTATTTCCAATAACCATAACTAAAAGTAGGGTTGTATATTGTAAAGAACTTACAAATGGGGATATCTTATCAATCCAAAAATATATTGAAACTGGAGATAAACAATCAATATGTAATTGTTTTGAACAATTAATCTCTAATTTAGTACAAACAGATCATATATTAAATTGTGTTGATAAATTATTAATATTATTAGAATTACGAAGAAACTGCATATCTAAATCTATCGAACTATCTGTAAACAACAAAACTACCGTTATTTCATTAAAAGATGTTTGCAATATAATTATTAACAATTATCAAGACAAGAATTTTAAAATTGAACATAGTTATAACGGATCGAATATAACTATTACGTGCAATACTCCTCTTTTGCTCTCTTACTATAATTCATTATACACATCGATCAACAAAGTTCAACTAGATAACCATGAAATATTATTAAATACTAATCTACCCTTTGTAGAGCAAATTTTAGACAATATTCCATTAAAAGTTATCCGAACAATTCATCGGAATCATCGTAAATTTCAGCAAAATCAAGTAGAATTATTTAAAGTTGTTGGTGATACGACAATTCCGTATTATTTTAACTACAAAAATGTAGAAATATATAACTTAATTGTATCATGTTACAAATCAACGACAGAATCGTTATATCGCACACAATATTTATGTGTATCCAAACTAAACATACAACCATCTGAATTCAATCAGTTAACTCCCGGTGAAACCAAAATATTATTATCTTCATTTACAGCTGAA